CACTGGAGAGATTCGTGATGACAAAAAGTACATGGCAATGCTTGAAGACTTCTGGCTTCCCAGGCGTGAGGGTGGAAGAGGAACCGAAATCACCACTCTCCCTGGCGGACAAAACTTGGGTGAAATCACTGATATTGAATATTTTAAAAAGAAACTCTACCGTTCGCTTAACGTCCCACCATCACGAATGGATGGAGAAGGTGGGTTTAACTTGGGGAGATCTTCTGAGATCCTGAGAGATGAACTCAAGTTCACTAAGTTTGTTGGACGTTTGAGAAAGAGATTCTCCAACATGTTTAATGACATGCTGAAGACCCAATTACTCCTGAAGAATGTAATTACTCCAGAAGATTGGGAGGTAATGAGTGAACACATTCAGTATGATTTCCTTTATGACAATCACTTCTCAGAACTAAAAGAAGCAGAATTGATGAATGAGAGACTTACTCTTGTTCAGACTGCAGAACCATACGTTGGTAAGTATTACTCACAAGATTATATTAGACGTAAGATTTTGCGTCAGACTGATATTGAGATTATTGAACAGGATAAGTTGATTGCAAAAGAGATTAAGGATGGTATAATTCCTGATCCAGCAACTATTGATCCTGCTACAGGACAACCTTTAGATTCAGCAGCAGGCATGGATTTAGGTCAACCACAAATGGAACCAGAAATTGATGCATCTGCTGCAGAACCCATTGAAATGCCCAAGGGTGGGGAGATATAAATACCCATAGTCGTATACTATACAATTAAATGGATGACCTTTTAGATATGATCATTGCTGATGAGTCACCATCTCAAATTAGTGATGCTATCAAAGATGTTCTCTATGCAAAGTCTGCAGAAAGAGTTGATGCATTCCGTCCCCTCGTAGCAAATGGTCTTCTCAGTGGAGAAGATCAAATTGAAGTAGAGGACGAAGCACCAGAAACTACAGATGGTGTTTAATTTATAAATAACTATTATAAATGAACTTTAAAGGATAATGGGACATAAACCAGTAGGAGTAAATTCCTCTTTTGCTATTTCTAGTGGATCAAACGCAAGAGGTGTTAACAAAACACTCCAGCAGTCAGATTCATTAAGAGTCGTGGCAAAAGGTGCAGGTTGTCACGTTGCTATTGGAACCTTTCCAACTGCAGCAGCAACAAATTATTATGTGCATTCTGGAGAGTCAGAAGTTATTGCGTTGGGATCAGTTAAATCTAATAGGGTTGCTGGTATCACTACAGGAGCCACAACAACTATTGATTTTGCTGAAGGAACAGGATCTCCTTTTGAAGTAGGAGATGCAGTTTCATTAACGGTAACTGGACAATCTGATTATGATTTTACTCATAAAATTGTCTTGTCTATAGATACTTCTGGTGGTTCTTCTGGATTCTTTAGCGAAAGAATAATTGTTGATCATGATTCTTCTGCAGGAAATCCAGCAGCATTATTAGCAACTTCACAAGCAATATTGAGAGGATCTTTCATGGTTGCTGCATTTGGTGACGGAAATGGAACAATTCATTATCAACAAGTACAATCAAGCGGAGGAGCATCCTGATGAAACTTATTAGAGAAGAAATCGAATCAGTAAAGTTTCTAGTTGAGACTACTAAGTCTGGCAAGAAATCATTATATATTGAGGGAGTTTTCCTTCAAGGTAACATCAAGAACCGTAATGGTCGTATGTATCCTATGGAGACTCTTCGTCGTGAAGTTTCTCGTTATAATGAAGCGCATGTCAATGCTGGTAGAGCACTTGGTGAACTTGGTCATCCTGATGGTCCCACTGTTAACCTCGATAGAGTATCACATAAAATTGTCTCTTTAAAGGAGTCTGGTTCTAATTTTATTGGTAAAGCAAAAATCCTTGGAACTCCGATGGGTAAGATCGCAGCAAATCTTGTAGAAGAAGGAGTAAAACTCGGTGTTTCTTCTAGGGGAATTGGATCTCTCAAGATGACAAGAGAGGGTTGTAATATTGTTGGTGACGATTTTATGTTAGCAACTGCTGCTGATATTGTTGCTGATCCATCTGCCCCAGATGCTTTTGTTGAAGGGATTATGGAAGGAAAAGAGTGGGTTTGGGACGGTGGACTTCTCCGTGAAAAGTATGCAGAACAAACAAAAAATAGAATAAATACATTGGTTGACCAGAAAATACTGGAAGAACATAAGTTAGAATTATGGAATAACTTCCTATCTAATCTTTAATTTTATAAATAAATATAGTTTTAATACGGAAAAAAACGGAGAGTTCAAATGTCTCGTGGAGATTTACAAGAAATGGAAGTAAAGACACAGCAATCCCGCACCGCTGTTAATGCTGGAGCATCAGCTGCTGATCCTATGCCCAAACTTACTACTGGTGGCACACCTGCCTCCTATGAAGATTTGGGTGGTCCTACACCAGAAAATTATAAGGTTGATGACGATTCAGCAAAGTTAAAAACTCCAGGTGGCAGCCTTAAGCAAGTTAAGGATGTAGTTAACAAAGGTGCGAAATCTGCTGATGCCATGAAGGGCATGAAGGAAGAGGAAGAAGTTTCCTCTGAAGAAACCATCGAAGAAGGAGAAGCAACTACTGACGAAGTTGTTGCCGAAGCAGAGACTACCAAAGATGAAGTTGTTTCTGAAGAAGAAGTAACTACTGATGAGGTTGTTGCTGAGTATGATGTTCAAGAAGACATCAATGCTTTGATCGCTGGTGAAGAACTTTCCGAAGAGTTCCAAGAAAAAGCACGTACAATCTTTGAAGCAGCAATCAATGCTAAAGTTGCTCAAATTAAAGAGGAACTAGAAGCACAGAATGCAGAGAAATTTGCAGAAGAAGTTGCTGCTGCTAAAGAGTCACTCGCAGAAAGAGTTGATTCTTATCTTGAGTATGTTTCTGATGAGTGGTTCGAAGAGAATGCACTCTCAGTTGAATCTGGTCTTAAGACCGAAATGACAGAATCATTCCTCTCTGGAATGAAGAGTCTTTTTGAAGAACATTATGTAACTATTCCTGAAGAAAAATATGATGTGCTTGAAAGCATGGTAGAAAAACTTGATGATATGGAGACAAAACTCAACGAGCAAATTGAGAAAAACATCTCCCTCAACTCCCGTCTCTCTGAGTCGGTTGCTGATGGAATCCTCGATGAAGTTTCTGAGGGACTTGCGTCTACTCAGAAAGAGAAGCTCGCTTCACTTGCCGAAAGTGTGGAGTTTGAAAGTGAAAATCAATATCGTGGCAAACTGGAAACACTCAAGGAGTCCTATTTTAACTCCAAGAAAGAGTCTTCCACTGCTAAAACTGAAACCCTCTCTGAAGGTGTAGACAATTCAGATTCTGCTTCAGTATCTGACTCTATGGCTGCATACATGAGAACCCTGGGTTCTTTTAGCAAAAACTCCTGAATTTAACATTAAATCAAACCGTAAACGTATTAGGTAACCGCAAATGTTCCAATCCGAGCATCTGCAGGAAAAGTGGGCACCTCTCCTCAATCATGAGGGTCTCGATAAAATCGATGACAATCACAAGAGAGCAGTGACCGCAGTCCTGTTAGAAAACCAAGAAAAGTTCCTTAGAGAACAACAAGCTTTTGCAACGTCAGGTTCATTCCTGTCTGAGCAACCAAACGTAAACACCGATCCCTCCACAACTGGTAATGCTGGTTTCTCGGGTTCAGGTGCATCACCTGTTGCAGGTTTCGACCCCGTACTGATCTCCTTGATCAGACGTTCTATGCCTAACCTGGTCGCATATGACCTCGCAGGTGTTCAACCAATGTCCGGTCCTACTGGACTCATCTTCGCAATGCGTTCCAAGTATTCCACTCAGGGTGGTTCGGAAACGTTCTTCGACGAAGTAGATACCTCATTCTCTGGACAGAACGCAGGTAGAAGCCTCACTGCTGGTGAGACTGATCCCAATGCTGGTTTGGGTACTACCCAAGCACAAGCTGGCACTAACCCTGCTGCACTAAACCCAACTGGCACTGCGTCTTCGACCGCATACGATGTCGGTCAGGGTATGACCACTGCCAATGCTGAAGCACTCAGTGGCACTGGTGATACTGCCTTCAACCAGATGGCATTCAGCATTGAGAAAGTTACTGTGACTGCGAAGTCCAGAGCACTCAAAGCAGAGTACTCCCTGGAACTGGCACAGGACCTTAAGGCAATCCATGGCCTGAATGCTGAAGCGGAACTCGCAAACATTCTCTCTACAGAGATTCTTGCTGAGATCAACCGTGAAGTCATCAGAACCATCTACAAGATTGCTGAACCAGGTGCTGCTGCTAACACCGCAACTGCTGGTGAGTTCGATCTTGATATCGACTCAAACGGACGTTGGAGTGTTGAGAAGTTCAAGGGTCTTCT